AGTACTTGACTATGGTCACGTTCAACTTATTGAACACATGGGTTCTGATATCAGCGTTGTCAACGCAGCCAGAGTTTCTTTCAATAAAGAAAGCAAACTCCAAGATGGAAAGCTTTCTGAGAGAGACACAAAACTTATTTCATATTTGGCAAAACATAATCACTTTACTCCGTTTTGCCATCCGCAAATAAGTCTTAGAATAAAGTGTCCAATCTTTGTAAGGGCTCAACTTGGTAAACACCAAATCGGTCTTACCATGAATGAAGTTAGTCGAAGATATGTAACATTTGAACCAGAAGTTTATGTTCCCTTTTGGAGAGCTGCCCCCACCGATGGTGCAAAACAGGGAAGCAGTGGTGCAATTGAAGATATAGATATCTGTATTAAAATGCGCCAGGAATATGAAGGTGTTGCAAAAGAATGTATTGATCTTTACAATCGTTTGTTGGCAGATGGTGTTGCTCCTGAGCAAGCACGTTCAATTTTGCCACAAGGAACTTATACGGAATTTGTGTGGACTGGTTCTCTCTACGCATTTGCCCGTGTTTATAACCTGAGAATCGACAGTCACGCACAGTGGGAAATTCAAAAATTTGCTGAAGCAATTGACAAAATAATTGCTCCACTTTTCCCAGTTTCGTGGCATACTTTAACAACTAAATAAAGACACCAACCAAGGAGTCTAAAAATATGGCAGAAGTTTTATCACCGTTTCAATCGTTTATTTTTATTTCTCGTTACTCACGATGGCTTCCTGATTACAATCGCAGAGAAACTTGGGAAGAGTGCGTAGAGCGTTGGTGGAATTATTTTACAAACAAGGTTCCTCAACTTGCAGAGCGTCCTGATGTCAAGGAAGCAATTCTGAATCTTGAGGTTCTTCCATCCATGCGCAGTCTAATGACTGCGGGACCAGCACTAGATCATGACAATACTTGTTTGTACAATTGTTCTTATTTACCGATTGATTCTGTTCAATCTTTTGCTGAGTTATTTGTTGTTTTGATGAACGGAACTGGAGTTGGTTATTCCGTTGAACATCAATACACAGATAAGCTTCCAACAGTTGCAAACAAAATTGAAAAAGCATTCAACATCACTTATGTCGTTGAAGACTCCAAAGAAGGTTGGGGAAATGCTGTTAAGTTCTTGATTGAGCATCTTTATGCGGGTCGCCATGTCAAGTGGGATCTCAGCAAGATTCGTCCTGCAGGTGCTCGCTTGAAGACATTCGGTGGACGTGCCAGCGGCCCTGCTCCTCTTGACAATCTATTCAAGTTCATTGTCAAGATCTTTTACAATGCACAAGGCCGTAGACTTACTGCTCTTGAGTGCCATGATGTTTGCTGTGCTATTGCTAACGCTGTAATTGTTGGTGGTGTTCGCCGTTCTGCAATGATTTCATTGAGCGATCTTTCTGATCGCGAAATGGCTCTCTGTAAGAGTGGTGCTTGGTGGGAACATGCTGGTGCTCGTTCCTATGCCAACAACTCTGCTGTATACCGTGGTCGCCCACCGATGGGACAATTCCTTGAGGAATGGACCTCACTATACAACAGCCACAGCGGTGAGCGTGGAATGATTAACCGCAAGGCTTTACAAGAGCAAGCAGCTAGATGGGGTAGAGAAGAAAACTGTGAGTATGGTACAAACCCATGCTCAGAGATTATTCTCAAACCATTTGAATTCTGCAATCTTTCTACTGTTGTTGTTCGTCCTGACGATACAGCAGCAACGTTGAAGAAGAAGATTGAAATCGCAACCATCATCGGTACTGTTCAATCTACCTTTACAAACTTCCCATATTTGCGTCCTGAATGGAAGCAGAACTGTGAGGATGAAAGACTTCTTGGTGTCAGCATGACTGGTATTTACGACAATAAACTTACCAGTGGTCTTGAGGGAAAGCCAAAATTGATCCGGCTACTTGAAACCCTTCGTGATCACGCTACCGCCACAAACCTTAAGTGGGCGGAGAAGCTTGGTATTAATCCAAGCAAGTCTATCACCTGTGTCAAACCAGAAGGTACAACCTCTTGTTTGGTAGATTCTGCTTCAGGTCTTCACCCACGATACGCAGATTATTATTATCGTAGAATTCGTATCGACAAGAAAGATCCAATTTATAACTTGATGAAAGATCAAGGAGTTCCATGTGAAGACGATGTAATCAATCCTGGTAATACTGCGGTTTTCACGTTTGCAATGAAGGCTCCGAAGGGCACAATTACCACAGAGGATCTTCGTGCATTGGATCACTTGGATCTATGGAAGACTTATCAAGAGCATTACTGCCACCACAAGCCTTCCATCACTGTCAACTATAAGGATTCTGAATTCCTTGAAGTTGGTCAGTGGCTCTGGGAAAACTTTGATGTTGCAACAGGCATTTCATTCTTGCCTGGTGGCGATAGTCACACATACGCTCAGGCTCCATTTGAACAAATTGATTCTGCAACGTATGCTGCTCACCCAAAGATCAAAGTCAACTTTAAAGAGTTGTCTAAATACGAAGCAGAAGACAACACCGAGGCTGCAAAGGAGTTTGCTTGTAGCGCAGGAGGTTGTCAGATAGTGTAATTTACAATCCTCGGTAGCTCAGCTGGTAGCAGCGCAAAACTGTTAATTTTGATGTCGTTGGTTCGATCCCAACCCGAGGAGCATCTAAATTCCCCCTTCTCTTAAATGAGAGGGGGGAATTCTACCTGAAGGGAATCTATATGATTGATTATGTTGATATAATTTACGGATTGGCTTGGGGCGATGAAGGAAAAGGGAAGATTTCAAATGCAATCGCGAACGATTACGATTATGTTTGTCGATGGAATGGTGGCCCGAATGCAGGGCATACTGTTTACATCAATGGCGTAAAATACAAGACACACATAATTCCTTGTGGTGTTTTTAAAAATAAAAAATCAATAATTGGTCCTGGTTGTGTATTGCATGTTGATAAATTTTTTGAAGAATTGTCCTATATTGAAAAGAGTGGTTTTGACACTTCCTTAATAAAAGTTTCACCCAATGCTCATATCATTACAGAGGAGCATGTTCAAAAAGATTTGAATGAATTAAAAGCAAAACTTGGAACAACGGGCCAAGGTATTGCTCCTTGCTACGCCGATAAAATGCTTCGTTGTGGTAAGCAGGCAAAATCTGTATTGGAGAAAAAATATCTATGGGATAATAAATTGTCTGGAAAAGTTTTGTGTGAAGGAGCACAAAGTGTTTGGTTGGATATTGATCACGGTGATTATCCATATGTCACCAGCAGCACGACCATGCCTTATGCAGCATGCTCTTTGGGCTTCTCTCCCAAAAAGATAGGACGCTTAATTGGCGTTGCGAAAATTTATGACACAAAGAGCGGAGTTGATCCTTTATTTCCAGAAAGTTTGTGGAATGATGAAGTCCTGAATAAGATCATTGATTTGGGTCAAGAATATGGTTCCACTACAGGAAGACGCAGATTGGTTAATTGGTTAAATATGGATAAACTTATAGATTCAATTAAACTTTCTGGCTGTGATTATTTGATAATCAATAAGTGCGATGTTTTAGAACAAGTTGGCCAATTCAAACTATACTATAAAACTTTCTTATATGAGTTTTCAACCATTGAAGAAATGAAAGAATTTATACGCAACGCACTTTCTAAATTGAATTTAACAATAGTCTTTTCAGGAAATAAAGAAGACGTTAATTTCGATAGAAATAAATAAACGCATTTAATAGTAAACAAAATACTCTGCTAATATAAATATTTTTGTCAGAGGTGGTGGAGTAGTTCCACGTAATCCTTTTGGAGGTTTCGAAGTAATCTCCATCGTATTACTCAGGAACCACCATCTCTGGCAACGGTATAAATATCTATGTTCACCATGTTAGTAGGGATTGACTATTCTATAACCAGCCCAGCAATTTGCTTATTTGATGAGAAAAGAGAATTTTCTTTCGCAAATTGTTCTTTTTATTTTCTTACCAATACTAAAAAGTACGCAACCAAAATTTCTCCAAATATTAATGGAGAAGGTTTTGAGGAGTATGCCTACGATACTGAAAGATTTGACACCATCTCTGAATGGGCCACAAATTTATGCATAGGGGCTGCTGACGTAGCCATTGAAGGGTACGCCTATGGAGCGCATGGCAAAATTTTTAACCTTGCAGAGAACTGCGGAATACTGAAATACAAGCTCCATAAGCTCGCGGTTCCCGTGACGGTCGTAGAGCCGTCCAGAGTAAAGAAACTCGCCACAGGCAAAGGTAACGCTGATAAACAGGCAATGTATGAAGCCTTCAAGACCGAGACAGGAGTAGATTTGGTCAAAATTTTTGAACAAAAATCTTTAAATAATCCTGTTACGGATATTATCGACAGTTATTATATTTTGAAACATTTAGTCCAAGCAAAAATTTAACGTACAACGCGTCCAGCATTCATATTAGCGCTTGCGTCTAATTTTGCATGCAATCTTTTTGGAACCTGACCACTGGATTTAATTTTGTCAATTACTTCTTTGAATTGACTACCAACAACTTTACTTGGAGTTAAAGTTGCATCCATAGCCAGAGATGGTGTGCTTGCACCCCAGTCTCTAGTAATTTTCTTTTTCTTACATTTTGGACAGGGCTTCTTTGTAGGCAGATCTCTGTCCGAAAGGCTTAACATTTCATCAAATGAATGGTCACATTTTTCACATTTAAAAGCATAATTAGGCATTTTTATCTTTCCTAAAAGTAATTAGCATGGAATCAAACAAGAATCCATAAGATGGCTCTTTTGGTTTTGTTCTAAGAGACATTTTAGCCTCTTTTGGAGTTCGGTTTCCTTTGAACAAGTTACACTGCTTACATGCTGCTACCATATTAGTCCAAGAAGATCCTCCGCCTTTACAACGAGGAACAATATGGTCAATTGTTGCAGTCTTATCACAAAGTTCAATACCACAGTATTGACAAGTATATTTGTCTCTGCTAAAAATATTTTTTCTATTCGCAGCAACCTTTTTGTATGGAAGTTTGACGTAGTATTTTAGAATTAAAATTTTGGGAATTTTAACAATTTTGGAGACAGATACAACTTCATAACATTCATTAGAAGTGTCATCAACCCAAACTTTGTCTTTAGAGATTAGCTTGAAAGCTTTTCCAATGGTAATAATATTGAGCGGGGTATTGTCTTGGTTTAGCAAGAGAACCTGCTTCTTCATACCTTTTAAGTATTTATGAAAATCTAAATATTTTACAGCCATGGATAATAAAGAAAATAGACAATTTTATTGGGAAGTCAAGCAGTTTTTACAAAACTCAAACAATGTTTCGGTTGAAAAAATGGCACCAAAGCCATCTATGGTGGACGCTATTAAGTCTATCGTAGAAACTAGCAAACCACCAGCACCAAAAGCAATAGATAATAGCATAGTTGGAGGGATTGGTCAAGTAATTCAATCTACAGAATCTAGCAAAGCAGGCTATAAGGCACAATCTCAGGCATATACTACCAATAATATCTCAAATCCATTTTATTTGTCAGAAGGTTATTGGGATAATTTAATGCAAGGATTAGCTGCATTAGGTGATAATCCAAGAGATTACAAACAAACTATTTTAACAACAGAACAATCACGCGAAAAAGCTCGTTTAGCTAAATTAACTTCTAGTCAATCTTTGACAGGAGATCAATTAAATTTAGAAAGAATGGCAAGTGGTAATCCACTTACTTCTGGTGAATTGTTAACAAAAATTGCTGCGCAAAAGACAACTCCCGGTGTTCCATTAACTCCAGAACAAAAAAGGGAAAGAGATTTAGCAGGTGAACTAAAAAGAGAAGAGGGACTGGAACAAATTGCACAAGCGGATGTGGAAGCCGAAGAAGCTGGCTCTAAAATTGTTAGAACACCTGGCCGCGAATATGGTTTAAAACCAGAAACATTAGATGCAGAAGCATCACCATCAAATTTAGGAAGTGATGCTACAACTTCATTAGCAACGATGGGTTCCGAAGTAAGCGATAAAGCAAAAGGTTTACTTGCTTCTATGGATGCCAAAAAAACTAAAACACCACCAACACCACCAACAGCACCGATAAAATCATCTCCCGGTGGATTAGCTACTTATGGTTCTGTACAAAGAACACCCGAGCAAATAGCTGCAGATAAAGCAAAAGCAACTGCTAACAAAAAAGCACAACTTGAACGAAGTATAGCATATTTTAAAAGATTAGATTCTGAAAAACAAGGATCTAGCAGACCAGAATTCAATGTTCGCCGGTTTACACACATGAAAAAATTGCAACAACAATTGAAAGATTTAGGATAAAAATATGGACTATATTACTAAATTTTATAAGAATAAAGTAGTAGAATTACAAGAAAAGTATCATCACTTAATGGAAGATGGGGCCGATAAATTTGCATCTATGACAGATGAACAGTTTGAAGATTTTATTAAGGCAAATCCTGGTGCCGAAGAACTAGCAAGAAAAAAAAGAGCAGAAGGTCAAACACGTAGATCAGCTTCTAAAGAACCAAAAACTTGGGAAGAACGTGAAGCAGCTAGAGCAAAACGAACAAGCGAAGAAAGAGCCCAAAGAAGAGCTGCAAGAGAAAATGCAGCAAAAGCACAAACAGAAAAAACAGGAACAAAACCACCAAAAGCATCTTCTAGTGCAACTGCAGAAGAAGTTGCACAACAAAAAGCAAGAGAACAGTATGCCAAGGAATGGGCCGAAAAACAAAGAGCAGCTGAGAGAGCAAATCCAAAGCCAGGAGCTGCTTCAGCTAAACCACAAGCAGGTCAAACAGCAAAACCAACACAGGCTCCAAAATCAGTTTCAGCTGGTTCTAAAGTAACAAATGTTGCAAAAGGTTTAGGAAAAGGTATTGCATCTTTTGGAACTGGGCTTGGTGCTTATTTTGTTGGAAAAGGTTTATCAGATGTAGCATTGGGTGCTGCTGGAGTTGAAGACGGAGTAGCAAAAGATATTTCTGGTGAAGCCACTGGCGGCGCTTTAAGTGGTGTAGCAGCAACAACAGCAGGATCACTAATGGCTGGTGCGGGTGTTCCAACAGCTACTGCATTGGGTGCTGCTGCATTGAAAGGTGGGCTAGTTGGTTTAGCTGCTTATGGTGGTTTGAAAGCCGGAGAAGCAATTTCAGATATTGAAGTTGACGAAAAGGGAACTACGGTTTCTGATGTCGCTGGCAAAGGAATATATGACATTTATGGAAAGATGATCGGAAAAGGAACTTCGTCAGAACAACTAAACACAAAACCAACTGGTGTTGTTGGAGGCGAGCCAAGTAAAAAAGCACAAAATGAGGTAGAAGAAGCTGCAGAAAAACTAGAAAAAGAACAAGAAATGGAAAAAAGAAAAGCCGCGATACGGGCAAGAAGAAAGATGTCATCGTGAAAAAATTAAATTCAATTGTTTTTAAAATTTTAGAAGAAAGATATCAACAAAATTTAAATGAATTTGTTGGTGTTTTGGCCAAAGGTGTTGCAAAAGGTATCGCAACCGGAGCAAAAAGTGCAACAAAACTTGCACCTAAAGTTTCACCAAAAGTTGTTCCAGCTAAACCTTTTATGCCAGCACCAGTGCTTGAACCACTTCCTATTGAAATACCAACAACACATCCATTAGTTCTTTATCGTTTTCCTCCTGTTACACCAAAGCCAGTTACCCCGATTATTCCAGAAACGCCAAATATTCCATCTCCTAAACCATTAACAATTCCTTCTCCTAAGCCCGCAATACCTGCTCCAGCACCAGCACCAGCACCATCACCTGTACCAGTACCAAAACCACCACCACCTGCTCCAGCACCAGCACCATCTCCTGTACCAGTACCAAAACCACCACCACCTGCTCCAGCTCCAGCTCCAGCTCCAGCACCTGCTCCAGCTCCAGCTCCAGCACCTGCTCCAGCTCCAGCACCTGCTCCAGCTCCAGCACCTGCTCCAACAGTTCAAAAAATTATTAATGGAAAACCGCCAGTTCGTATTCCACCCAGAATACCCCCAGCATTTCCATTTACATTTCCATTTGGACCCGGAGTAGGCGAAAGTGAACCTGAACTTAAAGTTGCAAAAGAAAATAAAGCATCAATACCCATTGATATAAATTTAGGTTTAGAAGCCATCGGCCAATTTGCAAGAAGACAAGTTCAAAGATAATTATTGTCTTCTTGTAAATCTGTTATATATTTACAGTGAGATGTTATGTCATTTATAGTAAACAAAAAGTTTGTACATAAACCTATAACCTTAAACGGTTCTTTAAAAGAAGTAAGTACTGGCGGAAAACGTCTTTACGAAACTCCAGATGGAATATTTCCATCAGTTACAACTGTTGTTGGATTCAAAAAACAACAGTTTTTTGCTGAATGGAGAAGAAAAAATCCAGAAGAAAGCACAAGAGTTACTACACGGGGAACTAAGTTTCATAATATTATTGAAAAATATTTGAATAATGAAGATATAAATTTTGACAATCTTCATTCAAACCATAAAGCTTTATTTTCATTAATACGACCAGAGATTGATAAAATAGACAATATTCTTGCATTAGAGACTCCTCTATGGTCAAAGACTCTGGGGCTAGCCGGAAGAACAGATTGCATAGCAGAATATGATGGAAAACTTTCTATCATAGATTTTAAAGCCAGCACAAAAGAAAAACGAGAATCAGATATCGATAATTATTTTGCACAGGCTTGTGCATATGCTTTAATGTTTCAAGAAAGGACTGGGATTATTGTAGAAAACTTTGCAATTCTTATTGCGTGTGAAGATGGACTTCGCCAAGTATTTCAAGATAAACCGATTAAGTATGTAAAACATCTCAAAGGTCTAATAACAGACTATAGGACTATACATGGCCTACAGTGAAGAAAAAACAGTATGGAATGAAGTAAATAATCGTGGTACAAAATTATGGACCATGATGAATGATAATTCAAAAGCAGCCAAAAACCGTGCAAAGTTTGTTCAGCAGCACGGTGGTTTTTTTAGCCAAGAGGGTCGCTATTGGGTTTGGACAAATCCAGTAAGAGAGCATAACGGGTATTGGCTAAAACGTGTAGATACTGAAGAAAAAGTATTCTTTGAAAGTATGACAAAATTTGGCGAGGAACACGGATTGACTTCCGTCAAAATTTGTGAGTTATTAAATGGCAAACGCAAGACCTATAAAGGCTGGACTGCGGTAGAATTGAGAGAAGTAAAAGATGGAGCCGGTTCCCATGAAAAAATGGAAGAGCCAAAGCCAAAGAAGATTATTCCAGTAAAAACAGTTACACTACAAGACAAGACTACCGGTGAAGTTTTTACAGTCTCCAATTTAAGACAATTTGCCAAAAATAATGATTTATCATATGATGGGATAAAAAAATTAGCCCAAGGCAATCTAAAAAGTTATAAAAATTTAAAAATATATAATCCATTAGAAAAATACGGGGAATCTCCAGAGCCTAAATAATTGGAGATGAACTTTAAAACACTTTTAAGCCGTATTGTTGAACAAAAACCTTTAAACGAAGCTCCCGAACAAGTTGGAGGAGCAGAAAAGAAAGAGCGTGCAAAGGCTTCTACATCCGATGCAAAAGCTAGGGATGCTGCACGTAAACGTGCAGAGCGTGCCAAAGAACTTCCTAGAGAAAGAAAACCAAAGCAAGAACTTATCAAAGATGTAATTTTGGTAAAAACTAGAAGTGGTGGCATACAATTAATTTTTAAAGATTCTTTTAACCCATCTGCCCACACAAAATTAAACAAGGATGTTCTCAGTATTGAGGAGGCACAGAGGGCCACCAAAGAACAAAGTTTTGAGCAGACAAGAGCTTCAAAATTATTGTTTGGTGACGTAAAACAAAAAGAAGATAAGGAAAAAGGAAAAAAAGCCGAAACAAAAGACGAAAAGGAAACTAGAGAAGCAGCTCGCCCAAAATCTGAAGAGGAAAAAGAAAAATCAGAAAAAACTAAAGCTAAAAAGATGAGCAAAGAGCAAATGTTCGAAGTCATGACACAAATGACCCCCGAACAACTTGCTGGTATGCCTCCAGAGCTGCGTGCAGAATATTTTAGAATGTCAAGAACACCGCAGCCAAATGCAGACTTCGATAAATTGTCATATGAAAATATGTCTGTAGAATTTGGAATAAGCAATATAAGCAATTCTCCGTACAATCAACAAGTTTTGAACGCGCTAGTTTTCTTAGCAAAATTAAAAGCCGGTGCAAGCGACCAAGAATTACAAACTTACTTGGCCTTGGCTCCAGACGCAAAAGACTTTACAAGATCTGCATTTTTTACAGCCAAAAAGATTCTCTCGCAAATTGGTGAACAATGTTTGCAAACTTTATTAACAAATGTTGAGAGTGGTGGAAAACCCGTTGTAGCTGAAGGAAATGCAGATATGGAATGTGGTAACTACAAATTTAAAGTAGCTGCCAGTGGTGAAATTTCTTTTTCTACAAACCAATTCGATCAAACAAATAAAAACTTTAGAGGCTTTGTGGCCAGAGCATTGACACAATCATTGTTGAATCCTCAATTAATTTCTCAAGATAAAAAACTAGAATCATTGATGCAAAATATGGATATTATGCAAAAAGGATTCAGCGATCTTTTGATCCCAGAAGAACTTTTATCTGAAATACAGAAAGACGCCAAACTAGTTGCAAAACTTCAAAACACCCAAATAAAAGATGCTCAAGGAAAGCCAGTTGGTACAATTTTAGATGAAACTGGAAATCTAAATCCCCAAGCTTCTTTACAAAATTATCAAAAGTCTTGGCAATCAGCAAGTAAAGAAATAATGAAGGGTGGAACTGGTAAAAACGCATTCAAAGCTGCTGTTATAGATAATTTATTAAAAACAGTATTGCGTGGTGATGGAATCACAGACCCAGAGCGTGCACCAAATCATTTAATCACCATTAATGGAATTTTTCCAATGAGTGATGATTATTTTGCAAGTGTATCTAAAAATTCTGATTTAGATGTCAAGCCATCAAAAGATGTAATTTCTTCTTCCAATATTACTAACTATAAACCTTCAGCAGCAGAAATGTTGAAAAGTTTTTCTACAATAATTGAAGCAAAAGAAACTAAAAAACCATCTATTGAAAGTATGCTCGTAAGCAAAGAAAAATTAAATCCAATTCAAATGATGGTCGATTATATGGTAAGAAGCAATGACTTCCTGTTAAATGCTAGCTTACTTCCAGGATTTAATACCAAAGATTTGAATGCCGTACAATATAATTATGTAACAATAGGAAAAAAAACAGTAAAAATTCCTGTTGTGAAGGGAGAAAATGTTACAAACGCTGTTTTGGGTGAAAGCATTTTAATTTTAAATGATTTATTGCTTGAATCTTTGTCTAATAATTTTGTTCTTTCTCTATTACTAAAAAATCAATTATTAACGGATAGCGAAGCTGAAATAATTTTATCGTCTAATAATATGTTGACCGAAGATGTTGAACCATTTATGATTAATCTTCGTTCTATTTTTGAAAATGCAAAAAACAGAATGACCGAATACCCAGAGTTGGCCGAGTTGCTATTTGCTGATTTGGTTATAGAAGAATACAAACGAGATTATAAAATGGAATACCGCAATTATCACGGTAAACCAAAACAAAGAAAAGAAAGAGCTGCCAGAACAAAAGCCAGAGAACAATTGATCAAAAAAGGCCGAGTCAAGAAAGGCGATGGAAAAGATATTGATCATAAAGTTCCATTAAGAAATGGTGGCTCAAAAGGACTAAATAATTTACGTGTCCGTGATAGGTCAGAAAATAGATCTGACAATGGCCACAAAAAAGGCGAGAAGCAAAACAAGGATTGGAAATGATAAACTCTAAGTTTGATATTTTATTAGAAAAAGTATATGCCAAATCTGGCTTAGGCAAATGGTTCAATAAAGAATCTGCTGGTGGTGGCCCAGGTTGGGATAGATACAATACCAAAGGTGAAAGAGTTGGTAAGTGTGGTGATGCCGATGAGGGTGATCCTTATTCTGCTTGTCTAAGCAAACAAAAAGCACAAAAACTTGGAAAAGAAAAGATTGCAAGTTTTGTTAGACGTAAAAGGGCTGCTCAAAAGAAAGCCGGAAGAGGAAAAAAAGGTTCTGTAAAAGGTTCTGGCAAAAAACCTGTATACGTAAAAACTGGAGTAACAGAAGTTAAAGAAACCTTTGAATATTTTATAGTTGAAAGTTTAAGCGTAATAAAAGAACTACCATTCTCAACAATCGAAGCCAAAGATTTACTTCCTTGTGATGTTGTTATTAATGAATCTGGCGAAATATTAAATGTAGATATGGTAGAAATTAACGAAGACAAATATACTGTAACATTTACAAATGAAGAGGGTGATGTAATTACAGAAAACTTTACACCAGAGGTAACTATGGGATTTGTTGATGTTACTGAAGGTGATGAAATGAATGAATATGGTGATCTAATCGATATCTATGAAGATGACAACAAAAAAGTAAAATTAAACAAGATCATGCGTGGTGATGTCAAAAAATACAAAGTTTATGTAAAAAATGATAAGGGAAATGTTGTTAAAGTAAACTTTGGCGATCCAAATATGGAAATCAAGCGCGATGATCCAGCTAGAAGACGTAATTTTAGAGCCAGACATAATTGTGATAATCCAGGTCCTCGCTGGAAGGCTCGTTACTGGGCTTGCAAGACTTGGAGTGCAAAGCCAGTAAGTGCCATGTTAAAAGAAGAATTTGAATTGATGACTGAAGATTCTAAGAATAAACCAAAGAATTCTAAAAAATGGTCTGCATGTCTTGCTCAAGCAAAAGCTAAATTTGATGTATATCCCTGTGTTCCTCTTGATTCCTTAGCAATAACAAAAGAAGGTCCTATTTCTCATGAGCAATTAAAAATTGGTCAGGAAATTTTAACTTACAATATAACCAAAGAAGAATTAGAATGGAAACCTGTTTTAAATATTCATAATTTTAAAAATGCTCCGCTTTTTCAAATTGGAAAATCTACTGGCTTTCAAGTAAAATGTACTCCAAATCACAAATGGGTTGTAAAAAGTGGAGAAAATTACCAATACACAAATTTAATTGAAACTAAAGATATTAATAAACACATGCAAATTATTGTTTGTGGAGTATTAAATAATGAAACTCCTTTAGTTTTAGAAAATTGGTCTAAAAAAGATTCTTGGGTAGAAAAAGTATTAACAATGACTAAAGATCAACGTGAAATATTTTTAGCTAGTGCTATTGTTTATGATGGTCATGATAAGGGAATCAGTACAAAAATTTTAAATCGGCATTCTTTTGGATTTAGTCAAAAAAATGAAGATCATTTTTATGCAACAATTTTAGCAGCTTTTTTAAACGGCTATCATGTAACGTATGCTGATAAATATCCAGAAATGCAGTCGGCATCAATAATTCGAAATAAACCAACTCACAATACTCAAAATTTACAAATTAAAGAAGTAGAAGCAGAGGATGTTTGGTGCCCAGAAACAGAAAATAATACTTGGGTCATGATTCAAAATGGATTTATAACAATTACTGGAAATTCAGCATATGCCAATGCTTGGGCAGCTAAGTGCTATAAGAGCAAAGGTGGTAAGTGGAAAAAAGTTTCCGAAGAAATTTCCCAAGAAGCTCTTAAAAATTTAAATGAATCCACATATAACCCAGATCTATATGGGTTGATAAAAATTAGAACTAAATAATTAGGTAACACCATGAAATTTAAAACACTACTCAAAAATATCGAAACAATTGCTGAAGGCGCAGGCGAACACACCGAAGGCGGTGGTCTTTATATTGGCGATCCTCAAGGAAAAGTCGGTCAATCGGCTAACACCAATCAAGGTGCTTTTAACCTAGCACTTCCTCGCCAAATTGATGCCATCAATTCGATGTTGCACGCATTCTCCTCAAAGGATTACATCGATCCAGATAGTGTTCTTGGCGTAGTAAAGCAAAAGTTGAACCACTTTGGTCTTGACTTTGCTTGCACGAAGAAAATTTCAGATGGTCTTTCGACCTATGAATTAGTACAATACGGTAGCCCTCAGCTTGGCGTTTATGGTCAAAATCCATATGACGATGTTAACAAGAAGGGCTTTAAACAGGGTGATGGCATCAAGGAAAAACTTGGCCACTCTTTAGCACTTACGGTTAATGTTGAGAAGCAACCAAATCATTTACGCCGCATAAGTCTTGTAATCGCCCCAATTGAAACTTCTTCGTATAATGAGGGCGGTTCTGACTGTGGGTGCGAACACTAATTTTTTAATGTTTGATAAAAGTAAGCCTCTTACCGAGGATACTTTTCTAGAGTTCTGCCAGATCTGCTATTTTAATAGCGAATGTTCTGGGAGAAATGAATTTATGGATGATTTGAAAAGAGTCAAATATGTAAAGAGACTCTTGCAAAAAATTCATAAACATAAAACATTAAAATCTATACGAGAACGTTTGATATTAAATCATATAATAATTTTAAGAAATGTGTTCGGTGAAGAAAATGCTGCACGCATTTTATTTTTTAAGGTAGAGCCACGATTATATTCATATCTTAAGTCATTTACGGTATTTTTGGAGTTTGATATTAAAAAATTACCTGAATTTAAATATTCTGAAATAAATACAGATCCTAGAATAGACCGCAAATTGAGACAGACAGAACAATAAATATTATAAATGGCCACACCTCCATATATTCCTTCATTTTATTTCAGTAAATTTGCACAAGGTATTTCTGAGCCTTATACGGCCACCAGTGCCTACCAAGCAGGAGCCATAGATGCGAATGGTAATTTTATAAAGCCAGAAAGTAGCATCGATCCACTGGAATATTTGATTATTAAGTTAAAAAAAATTTTTGAAGAATTGCCGATGGGCATGACCAAAGCTCAATTGAACAATTATATGAGCACCATGCAATTGTTTGGCGAAGAAGCAAAGCACTTTGGAATTACTGATTCTGAATTTATGGGGTTGATGGAAGCAAATCTCGCATTGAACGGCAATACCGATATCAGTTATATTGAGCTGTGTGAAGATATGGGCGCAGCTGGAATGGCTTCTGCGGGAACATCTCCATCATATAATACTGGCTCTGTATCTGGATACGACCCTGCAATGGGAACTACAAGAAGAGAACAACCAGTATTAAAGGGATTAGATTCATGTGAAATGTTTGATGTTTGTCCCGAAGAGATGCGGGCTTTTAAGAGCGCAAAAGCATGGAAGCACGTTCCAGATAGCGATACAAAAAGATATTTGCAAAGATATCAAAGAAGAAATCCAAAAGGACATATGGCTCTGCGTTCCATGAATCCAGATACCGGTGAATCTGATTTATATTGGATTAATTATCCATCTAAAAGTCTTTTAGGAGAAGCGCAAGAAGATCCATTAGTTGTCATGGCGCAAAATGTGGTTAATGAGCCAAAAGAAGACAGAAACATAAAGGGAGCAAAAGTTGAAAGAATAGGAAGATTGGTTTTATCTACTCAAAGTTTTAAAGATGCTCTTAAAACAGGAAGTAAAGGTGCTATTTCTTATGTAAGAGATAAATTAGCATCAATTAGCGATAAACCTATTTCAAATAATGAAACTGATGCATACTCATTTAATTCAAATTCTGGTGAAATGGAACCAAAAGATGTTAAAGGACATACAACATCTGTTGGTGGTTATATCGATGTTGCGGAATATCCACAACATCGTGGTATTCCAGAAGTAATGGGAAGAATACGTGAAAAAATTAAAGATGTAGATACTGATCCAGAAATTATTAGTAAAGAAGTAGAAACTGCACGAACAGCTTTAAGAAAACTCGGCAAAGAAAATATACAACAATTAAAAGATATTACTGTTGGCTCAGTTGGCTCAGAAGACTGGGCTGTTCTTCCAAGTACTTCAGGAGATAAACCTTTTAGATTTCCTTTTAAACCGAGTTTTGTACCAGTAGAAAAAGTTAAATCTTGGGTTGCTTCAGCTACACCGAAATATGGATTAAGAACTTCTGGAAATAGAGCAGAAGTTAAAATAAGAATACCAGATATTTCAACTGCTAAAGCCCAACGTGTATTATCTCAAGACAGAGAAACAGGTGAAATGACTAGTGCACAAATGGATCCTGAAAGTTTGGAAATATTATTACAAAAACTTAAACCTGAATTACAAACAGTTATAAGAAAAACTTTATCTCCGTTTGTAAAAAGTTAATCCTGAATAAACTTTTTCTTTTTGCAGCAATTTGGTTTTGTGCACATATTTGCTTTTCTTGCTTCATCAAGAATTTTTGCATGTGCATCATCCCAGCCAGCCATCCATTCTTGGATGTAAACAGGATTTTCATTATTAAATCTATCTCTTGCGATTCCTTTCATTCTAGATTGGAATCCCTCACCGTAGGCTGATCCTGGCTTATAATCACTCATTTTGTATCCTTTGGAACAATAATAATTTGATTTAAAAGTTTATCTAATGCTTTAACGTGAGCAAATTGCTCAGTGATAGCAAGATAACCACGAATCTCAATCAACTTTAAATAATCTTCTTGAGTAAAGATAGTCTGTTTATTTTGTGGTTGTTTATTTCTTGAGTTTTTACGATTAGGAATTTTTGGATTCATATTTTTTGCAAACTTATTCAATATGTCATCCATGTGTAGATAATCTTTCATGTGTTCCATGAAATCTTCTGGGTTTTTAGAAGTGTTAAACATCTTTTTAAAATTATCGGATGGCCCATAATAGAAGAAACCATGAGGAGGAATCCAATTGTTTGGATTGTTCATCTCATTTTCATCATCGCCATTTTGCCAATTTTTAAAATCATTATCGTCAGAATTATTCATAAACTTCCTCAGTTAGTGTCAAAAATTTGTTCGTAAACTACCTTGCTGCGGTTATCAGTAACTGAAACATAACGAACATGACGCTCCATAGCATCAGTGATATTTAGAGGATCATTAGGGCCAAAAGCCATATGCTTGATCCAAGCAGGACAACCACCAAGAGAAATTCTGACTTCATTTCCAGTCGCATCTACGCCATAAAAATCAAAAGTAGACTTCTCACCATCATAGTAAGTAAAGAAACAATCAATGTGATCATACTTCTTGCGAACATCCGCAAGACTCATTTGCGATTCAGTTTTAGCCATTTGGCAATCTCGCTTGCTTGACAGATAAAGGAAGTTGACCAATCTCGTCAAGCTTACGGAGAGTGGCAACTTTTGCCTCCATCAAAGAGGAGGCGCGCTTGCGAGCAATATGCCCCTTGCGCTTCTTGTGTTTACGACTAGTAATACGTTGCTTTGAATTAGGCATGCATAGAGTATATATCGGCATTTCCAATAGTCAAATAAAAACGCTGGTCTTTCAGATGCGGGAAGACCAGCAAACCCCACTGCTTTAAGCAGCCATTGCCAATTCGTTGGCAATTAAATTTGCAACTGTTGTTTCACGTTCCTCGTTGCCAGTAACGGGTATCTCCTTCTTCAATACTTTACGACAGTCGAAGCCATTTCAGCCCCTAAATGATCTGAAGCCTAGGACTTCAGATCGTGCCCCGCTGCTACGAGGACTTGGATCGCCATCTCTAAGGAATTGCAGTATCCTTCGGTTAGGCTAATGGAGCCGAGGGGAATCGAACCCCTGTGTTGCCGTATTTCTATCCAATATCAACAATACCAAATTTATTTATCTTGTTCTATATCGTAGTAATAGTGATCATCATCACCAGTCAAAATCCATCTATCACTTTTATCTTCACATCTATAAATTTTATTATCAACTTTATAATCTGGATTTTCGGGAAATTGTTTTGTAGTAAAAGACATTTCTTTCCAAAAAATTCTATTATTTGGTTGAAGGGTAAAATTTCCATTGTCAAGTTGAATCATATGCAGACATTTATACTGTGTTGGTTCATTGCTGTATGGGTTATCATACCAGTCAAATGTCATCATATAATTTCCCCAACAATGCGTTTTATCTTTAAATATTACTTTTGCTCTAGCACCTTTTAAAAAATTATAAATTGTAACTGTGGCATTTTCGGAAAAACAATCCCAGAGTTGTAATAAATCTAATTCTTGTTTTTGGCATTCTTTGGAACAAAGCATGTGAATAGGTATTCTACTTCTTACGGTTCCATTATCCAGCATGCCAGTAAACAACAATGCTTTTCCTGAAGAAGACTGCGCTCCAAAAATTGCTATCTTTTCATACTCACCGTGATATAGTTTGTTTTGATAAAGATGTTCTTTTCTTAATAAACAATAAAAATGTTCAATGTTTAAATTGTACATAATGCGAGCTGAAGGATTCGAACCTTCGTAGGCAATGCCAACGCATTTACAGTGCGTCCTCTTTGACCGCTTGAGTAAACTCGCTAAAAACGGGCATTGAGTCCTTTTTCCAGCCCTGATCAAGGTCTGGGAAGTATAATACTAGCCCTTCGCGTTCTTCTGAGGTATTTCGCGCCCCACCTCTGATTGCTGCGGGGTATCAGTTATCCCTACGCAGCTTTATAGTCTTTAATTGTCAAAGCGGATGAAGGGATTTGAACCCTCAACAGCAAGCTTGGAAGGCTAGCACTCTACCATTGAGTTACATCCGCAAATTTTACTTCTTTAATTTTTTTGTCTTTTTCTTCTTTTTTTTACCAAAAATTGCTTCGTAATTTTTACCATAAGTTTCCATATTTACAGGTCTTGGAGAACTTCCTTTACCTGCACCATGTGATCCGTAATCCATAAAAACAATATAGCTCATGAGTGAACATAAGTCAAGTATAAATATTTCTATGAAAAATCAAGGTTATTATAGTTGGATTCATACCCTAAAATCAGCAGCCATGGAAGCCCGTCAAAGAGGCATCCAATTAAATGAAGAAAAGGCTCGCAAAATTACTGACCCATCTAAGCAAGCCGAACTGGCTAAAGGATTGGAGCCAATTAAACCTGTAGAGCATGGTAAGCCAGATGTAGATCCTGCTGCAGCAAGAGCAATGGCACAAGTTTTAGCAGCATCTGGAAAAACAACTCCAAAGACAATTCAACAGGCTGGTGGAGATGTTGGTGCTTATGTAGATCTTCGCAGAACAAAACATGCTGAACTTTTAGCACAAAAAGCTCGCGCTCAAGCACCAATTGATGTGGAACCATCTGGTGATGCTAATGCGGTCGAACTTGATGCCCAAGATGGAGTTATTGAAGATCCTGACATGCCCCAATCAAACTTTGGCTTGGCCGCACAAGCAAGAGTTGAAGCTGGCAATGCTCTACCTGGCGATGTTGAAAGAGCTCAAGAATATGAAGCAAAACAACCCGTAGTTTCCGCCGCACATCATTATCAGATGCTTGATGATGCTGAAGCAGACGAAGCAGCAGAAGAGGCTTATAAAGCCAAACAAGAATATGAATATGAAATTCCAACTGCTGATTGGCGCGCAGTAAGAGAATCTGTAGCAAATAAAATTAAGATGTTGATGAATGAAAAATTGGATCCAGTTGGCCAAGAAGATGCCGATGTTAATAATGACGGAAAAACAGACGGCACCGATAAATACCTAGCCAAAAGAAGAAAAGCAATTGGCAAGGCAATTGATAAGAGAAAAACTAAAAAATCTTAACTTATCGGTTTCCGATTTCTCTTGACCATTCCCACTCTTCCCAGAGTAGTTTGGCAAATTCATCATCTGGATCAAATCTACGAGTTTCTAATTCTGCTAAACCTTGAGCAGATACAGGAGCTTCCATCTCCCAAGAATACCAATACCACTCATCCGTTTGCAATAACTTATTTGTTATCAGGCAACGGATTTCACGGGGCATATTAGCTGAGTAGCCAAGCAGTCAAACCAGCTGCCATCGAAGAGGCAGAATATGCTTGAATTGGAAGAATTTGTGTGCTGCTTCCCGGTGTTGGAATAATTGCATTTACAGTAACACCACTGGTATTAAATAATTGGAATGTTGCTGTTAAACCTGCTGTAGTAGTTGTATTAGCCAACAAAATGCCTTTGTGTTTGCTTAATTTAGTTCCGTTAGTGGCGAATGGAGTTGCTGTGAAATATTTGTCGTACATGGTAGAAATATTTAGGCTTCTTTATAAGACTGCATTGCTAAAGAAGTCCAAAATGGTGTTAAATGTTCTGGAAGTTCTGCAAAACTAACCATCCAAATACATCTGTCAACTTTACCAATTTTTGTCAAAACCCCAACATGGTATGAGTTTCCATCAGAATACTGATCAACTTTAACTCTGAAAGAAGTTTTTGATTCCACCTCTTTGATAAAATTTTCAATATATTCTGGATAAACCGGCCTGACAATTTTAATTGGAGCCTTTACTTTTCTTTTTGGTTGGGTAGATGTTTTTCTTTTAGGCATAAATACCTCTATGGGCAATCTCTACAATGTACAGCAAACAATTCTTCCGGGTCAACTTAAACCGGGACAAAGTGGATCACAAATTGGTCTTGAAGAGTGGAAAAAGGCTCTGAGAAAAGAATTGATGGAAAAATTGCGCAATTATGCTCCAGAGCAAATTGATAAAATAATTGCCAACACCTTTGGGTCAGCATACGACTCCTAAAGATTTTGCCACTTTAATTGAAGATTTAAAATAGGAATTAAAAATTTCCATATACTCTTCTTTTTGTTTTATTAGTTTATTATAATCTTTCATTCCCGCTTTGTCATCTGTTTCCATACGACCAATGCGGTACATGATATTTCCAAATTCGTAAATTTTTTCTTCAAATTCTTTATTAGTCATAAAGATCCTCTGTAAATCTAGCCCTACATTCTTCCATTAAAATTTTGGCTTCTTTGTCACCCTCCCAAACCCTTTCCCGAATAACGGAAAGAGCCTCATTTAAAACAAAGGCATCAAACTCATAAGAGTACCAGCACAATTTTATATCTGTTATTTCTTTTCCGGTTACGAAACACTTTTCCATATGCATATGGTAGCATAGCCCCAAA